CGAGGAGAACCTCATTGGACTAAACGGTATTACGGAAACTCAGCAAAAGTTATGATGGAAATGACAATGGCTTTTGCCACTCAGTTTCCACAAATGACTTGCATAAATCTAATATCTCCCGAAGTATACGGGCCTAATAGTGGATTTAATCCAAGAAAAAATAAAACAATCGAGTCAGTAATAACAAATATAAGAGCATCTCAAGACCACAATATAGATCTGAATATAAAAGGCGCATCTAAAACCACAAGAGATTTTATTTATATTTACGACGCCGTAGAAGCTCTGCATAATGCAATGGTTTATGCAGAAGAGTCAGGGGTTTACAATATCTCTGAAGGGTTAGATTACTCACTAAAGGAACTACAAGAAATAGTCGCTGAGTATGCAGGCTTTGAAAAAAATATATTTTGGGAAGAAAAAGAACAAGATATACAGCTAAGAAGCTGTCTAAACATTGGATTAGCAAAAGAGAAGCTTTTATGGAGTCCGAAGGTTGACATAAAAAAGGGTTTAAAGCTGACTCTAGATTATCACGACTCAAATCTTTCCACAAAATATGTCTTGGAAGATTCCATAATAGAACGATGATTAATGCAATAATACTTTCAAAAGACAAGGCTTGTCAGCTAGACTTGCTTTTAACAAGCATTCAAAGAAACAGCAGTAATCTCTTTAATGTAAAAGTCGTATATGAATCCTCAAACAATAGCTTTGAACAGGGTTATGACAAGGTAAAGGAAAAATTTTACTACAAGAATAGGTACGGTTTAGACTTTCCTGTAAGGTGGTATCAAAGATCTAAAAAAAATCTAAGCCTAGATTTATTAGAAGCTTTAGACGATTCTGTTGACTTATCATGCGTCTTCAACGATGAGAACATTCTTTTCTCCAATCCACCTTCTTATAAAAAAATAGTTAGCTTTTTTAGAAAAGAACCTATAACAGCCCTGTCTTTGAGAATAGGTGACAATACTGTAATACAAAATCCCTACAGTGTAGACAAGTATTTTATAGATAAGCCAGAAGACTTTAGTTTAGTAGACGAAGACTTTGTAGCTTGGGACGCTTCTAAGCTAGAGCCTTTTACCAATTTTGCAATGCCTTTTTCTCATAATGGTCATATATATACCACGAAGCTTATTAAGTATGTTTTGAAAAACACGGAAATAGATTCAATAGAAACTTTTGAGACTTCACTACAAAAAGACTTGTATTCAGGAGTCTACAAAGGCATGATACCTCCTTTCATGTCTTGTCTAAAGAAAAGTATATTAGTGACTAATTCAGCTAGAAAAATCTCCGACACAAAAGATTTTGAGCATAAGTTTGACACTTCTGTTTTCAGTGTTAATGAAAGATACTTAAATAATTATGAGATAGACTATGAGTCTTTTGATTTTACTAAAATATCAAAGCCATTTCAGGAACATGTAACGAGATTTCGTCGTGAAAATAATATGCAGTACGGTCGTTAGAGCCGCTAAACAAGGTGATATACATGGAGGATTGTATGTCATAGATATAGACTCAGGAGAAGTGATTCATCATGCGCCTTATGAAAGAGATTTTGTCAATGATAATGAGCGTGGAGGAGAAAGAGGTCTTCGCGGCATTTGTGTTCTTCCTGATCGCATACTTGTGGCTGATTCTGCTGGCTTTACAGAACTAGATAAAAATACCTATAAAATAAAAAGAAGCCACTCTAACAGAGACTATTTTAAAAGCATACATGAGATATGTTTTAATGATGGGTTTCTTTGGGTCACATCAACAGCTCATGATGCTGTAGCGAAGCTAGACTTAGATTTTAATGTAATAGATTTTTGGCAACTTGAAGGTGAGGACTTAGAGCATTCAAAAAGATTAACAGGAAAACAATCTATAAGCGCAGAAGAAAAGACTGAAGATGATAAGTATCATATTAATTCACTATTTGTAAACAATAATAAAGTTTTGGTCTCTGGTTTATCAACTCCTCTTTATGAAATTGACACGATGAAAGAAGCGTGTAAGATGCCCACTTTAAAAGCTCACGGTTACTCAGTCCATAGCTTTATACATAATTTTTACAAATACGATGACTTGACCATAGCTAATTTAACTAGCTTTCAAGCTATAGGAATTTCAAAAAATAACTCTGACTTTAATGTTTACCAAATACCAAAAACTAAAAATGTAACTTATCATGTTGACTCAATTGCATCAAGTGACTGGAATAGAGGGCTAGCAAGAAAAGATAATCTTTTATTAATAGGTTCTTCTCCAGCTAGAATAGTTATTTACGATTTAGAAACAAATAAATTTATAAAGCAAATACAATTAGAAAAAGATATAAGACATGCTATTCATGGATTGGAGATATTAGATGAAGTTTAATGAAAACCTTGCTCTAAAAAATGGGGCAGAAAAAGTAAAAAACGGAAAGCTTTTTTGGGGTTGGCTGTTGCCAACGAAAGATGGTTATCGTAAGATGATTGCTTACGCCCGTCGTGATGAAATTTTTTGGGTTCATCCTGAGTATAAAAATGGGCAAGACGATAAGAAGAAAAAGTAAAAAAGACAAAAAACGGTTAAAAACAGAGCGTAGAACGAGAGCTGCAAAGTCTACTGGTTCGGTTCACCCAAAGTAGGTCTTACTCAAACAAACTTAGGGGATTTCTCGAAAATAAAAACGGCACTGTTTTCATTCCGTGTATAATACCTTGTTGGGTTACAAAGAGCTTCATAATGAGAGCTAGAGCGGCACCGACTCAACACGCCATTGTTGCACCAAGTTAGTAGTTAAAACTTTACATTTCAACCCCTAATCAATTTCTTGGTAAAACATGTGTCGCTCTTTTTATATTCTGTAGAACATAAACGTGTGGACATCTAATGACATCAAATATCAAGGTTAAGAAGCGTAACGGAAGATTAGAAGAAGTAAACCTAGATAAGATAAATAAATGCGTAGAAAGAGCTTGTGAAAATCTAGACGATGTAAATGCTAGCGAAGTTGTCCTTGACGCAAGCCTTCAACTCTACAACAAAATAAGTACATCTGAAATAGATACCGCTTTGATAATGTCGGCTCGTTCAAAAATAGAACAAGAGCCAAACTACAACTATGTTGCTACCAACTTGCTTCTTGCAAGCTTGTACAAAGAAGTCTTTGGCAAAAGCGTAAATGGAGACTTTGCAGATGAATACAAATCTTGCTTCATAAAAAATATCAAGACTCTTGTAAAAGAAGACAGGCTTAGTGAAGACATTCTTAGTTACGATTTAGAGCTACTTAGCGAAAACCTAGTCTTAGAAAGAGACAAAAATTTTAAGTATCTAGGAATTCAAACTCTATACGACAGATACTTCATACATAAAGAAGGTAGACGTATGGAAACGCCTCAAGCGTTTTACATGCGTGTTGCTATGGGTCTCTGTCTAAATGAAGAAAACAAAGAAGAGAGGGCTATTGAAATTTACAATATGATGTCTGAGTTTAGATACTCGCCGTCTACACCGACTCTTTTCAATAGCGGAACTTGTCACTCTCAATTATCATCTTGTTACCTAAGCACAGTAGATGATTCTATTGATGGAATTTTTGGTACTATTCATGGTCAAGCCAGATTATCAAAGTATGCTGGAGGTCTTGGGGTAGACTGGAGTTCTGTTCGTTCTACTGGTTCTTATATTAAAGGTACAAATGGCCAGTCTTCTGGCTTAATCCCTTGGTTGAAGATATTCAACGATACGCTTGTTGGTGTGAACCAAGGTGGCAAACGTAAAGGTGCTGGTTGCGCTTACTTAGAGGTATGGCATCTTGACGTTGAAGACTTTTTAGATCTAAGAAAAAACACAGGAGATGATCGTCGTCGCTGTCATGATATGAATACCGCCTTGTGGATTTGTGATGAATTTATGCTGGCGGCTCAGAAAGGGAAAGACTGGTACTTATTTGATCCGTCTGAATGTCCTGATCTACACGAAACATACGGCAAAAAGTTTACGAGAGTCTATAACAAATACAAGAAGATGGCAAAAGAGGGAAGTATTAAAAACTTCCGTGTCATAAACGCCAAAGATTTATGGAAGAAGATGCTCAAGTCTTTGTATGAAACAGGGCATCCGTGGGTCACTTTCAAAGACCCTTCTAACATTCGTTACAGCAATAAACATGAAGGTGTAGTTCATTCCTCAAATCTGTGTACGGAAATACTTCTCCATACTAAACCTACCGTTTATCAAGATGGTGAAGTTATTGAAGTAGGAGAGACTGCTGTTTGTAATCTTGCTTCTATCAATCTTGAGAATCATATTAAGGTTCGCACTATTGATTGGAAGAAACTACAGAAAACAGTAGAGGTAGCTATCAGAGGTTTGGACAATGTCATCAACCTTAACTTTTATCCAACTAAAGAAGCAGCCAAGTCTAACCTAAGAAACCGTCCTGTTGGTCTAGGGATTATGGGTACTCACGGTTTACTACATAAGTTAGGAGTTGTCTACAACTCTCAAGACGCTGTTATTCTCTGTGGCAAAATACAAGAATTTATTTCCTACCATGCTATTCTTACTTCTTCTAAGCTGGCGAAGGAAAGAGGTCATTACGAATCTTATGAAGGTTCTGAATGGAGTTTTGGCAATTTGCCTATCGACACTTATTGTCGTTTGATGAATCAGAGACATCCAGAATATACAAAGAGTGGTGGAGATAATCATTATAAACCATCCGATTTTGAGAAGATGGACTGGGATAAGGTTAGAAGTCACATAGCTGAACATGGAATGAGGAATTCAAATGTTATGGCTATCGCTCCTACCGCAACAATTTCTTATATACAAGGATGCTCACAATCTATTGAGCCTGATTACTCGGTGCTTTTTGTCTATTCAACATTAAGCGGAGAGTTCACAATGATTAATGAGCATTTTGTAGAAGTCGCCAAGAAAAATGGTATATGGGGAAAAGATCTCATCGAAGCGTTGAAAGCTGCTGATGGAGATGTCATGTCTATTAATTTAGACGAGGAAATACAGCGAGAATTTAAAACCGCTTTTGACATTGAAGCAAATATATTGATAGACGCTGCGGCTGAAAGACAAAAATGGATTGATATGGGAGAATCTCTCAATCTATATAACAAAGGTACAAGCCTGAAGTATCTCAACGACATGTATATGCACGCTTGGGAGCAAGGTTTAAAAACAACATATTACTTAAGAAGTAAAGCGGCTACGAGGCTTGAGAAGTCTACTGTTCAGACTGTTAAAGAACAGGAAGTGCCTGAAGAAGATTTGAGTCAAGTCAAAGCTTGCTCTATAGATGATCCAGATTGTGAAAGTTGCCAATAATGAAAAAGACTAAAGAAATTATTTCAGACAAAGTAGCTGTAGTAAACCAAATTCTTCCCCATACAAACAAATGGGCTTGGGATTTATTTATTGATGGCGCAGCTAATAACTGGATGCCAACAGAAATTTCTATGGCTAAAGATATTGAACAGTGGCGCTCTGACTTGCTAACCAACGATGAGAAGTTAGTAGTAAAAAGGTCTTTGGGGTTCTTTGCCGGTTCAGAGTCTTTAGTAGCCAACAACCTTCTTTTGAGTATCTTCAAGTATGTGACCGATCCTGAATGTCGTCAGTATATACTTAGGCAGGCTTACGAAGAAAGCTTGCACAACTTAACAGTCGTCTATTGCTGCGATTCTCTCGGTCTAAAAATTAATGAAGTCTACCAAGCATACAACTCAATACCTAGCATTAAGTCTAAGGACGAGTTCCTAATGAATATCTGTACCGATATTAATAGGCCAGACTTTAACATCAACACTTTAGAAGGCAAGAGAGAGTTTCTAAGAAACATTATCACCTACTATGTTATCTGCGAAGGAATATTTTTCTTCTCCGGTTTCGCAATGCTTTTGTCCTTTAATAGACAAAATAAACTGCCGGGAGTTGGAGAACAAATTCAATACACTCTTCGTGACGAAAGCTTACATATTAAATTTGGAACCACTCTGATCAATAGAATTAGAGAGGATGACCCAAAGGTTTGGACTAAAGCTTTTGAAAAAGAAACTCTAGAGCATATAGATAAAGCTATGGAACTTGAACTTGCTTATGCAAGAGATGTTCTTCCAAATGGTATCTTAGGGTTAAACTCTGATATGTTTATTGATTATGTGCAGTATATAGCAAATCGTAGGCTAGAAGATTTGAATCTACCAAGTCCTTATGAAGATACCAAAAATCCATTTCCTTGGTTAAGTGAAATTATCGACCTAGAGAAGTGCAAGAACTTTTTTGAAACTCGCGTCACTGAATATGCGGTTGGAAACATTGAAGACGATTTCTAATGCTTAGAAGTATCACAATAGACAATGATATGCTCAAATGGTTAGCTGAGCAGCTGAACAAAGAAGTAGAAGCTGGTAATAAAATCACCAGAAGCACTCTTTCCAATTTAATTTGGAAATATGAAAAGAAGGAAATTAAATGACCGCTTTTTTTGAATCTAAGAAGCTTTATGATTCATCTCGTGTTCCAACAAAAGGTCATATGGATGACGCTGGTTGGGACTTATACTCTTTTGAAGCAATCTCTGTACCTTCTGGAGCCACAGTCTTAGTTTCAACTGGAATAGCAATTGCAATACCCAAAGGTTATGTAGGTTTGATATGGGATAGATCATCAATGGGAGTCAAAGGTATACATAGACACGCAGGAGTTATAGACTCTGAATACAGAGGTGAAGTAAAAGTTTGTCTGCACAATACAACAAAAGAGCCGTATCATATAGAAAGAGGCGATAGAATCGCACAAATGTTAATACAAGAAGCCCCAACCTTTATACAACATGTAGTTCATGAACTAGACTCTACAAACAGGGGCGATGGAGGGTTTGGTTCTACAGGTAAGTAGTATGACTAGAAAAAAGAATAATGAGTCAGGATATACTACGAGACGGAAGGCTTTAAAGCCTAAAACGGAAAATCAGACAGAATATATTAACATTATAAATGGAAATGATGTTACATTTTGTACAGGCCCAGCGGGTACTGGAAAAACAGCAGTAGCAGTTGGATTAGCTTGTGATTATTTATTAGATAAAAGAGTTGAGAAGATAGTTGTTACTAGACCTGTCATTGAGTCAGGTAGAGGGCTAGGTTTTTTGCCCGGAACTTTTGAAGAGAAAATACATCCTTATCTTGTTCCTGTATTAGAAGAGATGCAGTACAGGTTGAATAGCAATAGAGTTCAAGCATATAGAGAAGAAGGCAAGATTGAAGTAGTGCCTTTAGAGTATATGAGGGGGCGAAACTTTCACAATTCTTTTATAATATTAGATGAGGCCCAAAATGCTACGTTTGAACAATTAAAAATGTTCATAACTAGAATTGGCTGGGATTCTAAAGCTGTGATTAATGGCGATATAGATCAGACAGATCTAGCGTCAAAAGATCAAGGAGGTCTTGAGGAGTTTCTTGAACGTCTTGAAGATGTTGAAGGAGTTGGTATTGCCGAACTTACAGAAGATGATATAATTAGAAACAAGATTATTTCTAGAATCTTAGACGCTCTTTATGACGACACGGTAAAATATTCCTGATGCCTACTTATGATTACTTATGCAACGATTGCGGCCATGAATTTGAGCAATCTCATGGTTTTGGGAAAACCCCTGAGCCATGTTCTTGTGGAAGTAGTGACATTAAAATAGTTATCAATCAGGCTCCTACTGCATTTGTTAAAGGAGAACCAAAAACTCTTGGTCAACTCGCTGAGGCAAATACTAAAAATATGGGCCGTTATGAACTTGAGGATCACAGAGCAAAGCAGGAAAAAGGAAACCTTAAGAAACAAAAACCAAAAGAGTGGTGGAAGAAGTCAGGCGATGCGAGTAAGACTGACATAAATAAAATGTCTACATCACAAAAAGCTAAGTATATAAAAGATGGAAAAAAATAATTTGGAAGATATACCATTTGAAGATAAAATCATAAAGTGCGCCGATTGTGATACCGACTTGTTGAAAATGGTTAAAGTAGCTGACTCAGACAATGAATTTTCTATATCTGCTAACTGTCCTTTGTGTGGTGGGTCTAGCTGGGTTATAGATTTATCTGGTAAATACTATCAAGCAGCAACAGATGGTTTTCTAATTGGGGAAGCAACAGAAGAAGACGGAAAATTTACAGTGGAGATCGTTAAAAATGACTGATGACGTGGAACAATTCTTAACCCCTGAAGACACAACCTATATCTATTACGATAAAGATGGACAAGTAATTGAAGAAGAAATTGGGTCTTCTTGTGCTTATATAGCCACTGTAAAAGGCAAAAGCTTTAATTATGTAAAATCTATGAGAGGTCGTTTGTTCGACCCTTTTGGTATGGATGCAAACAAAATTAACTCAGTTAATACAAAGTTTTCCAAAGTTAGCATTGATACTTTTAATCATTACATAAAATATTTAGAGACAAAGCAGAACAATAGTTTGACTTGGGCCGAGAGGAGTTTCTTAAATGACTAAGAAAACTGGAAAACTAACTAAGGTTGAAAAATTCTATATCGAAAATAACACAGATAAAACCGCTGAAGAAATTGCCAAAGATTTGAACAGGACTAAATCGTCCGTCGATAAGCATATTAAGACTCTTGACAGAAGCTCTCATACTTCAGAAGCTAAATCAGATCCTGATGTGTCAGGTCTAATGGGACACAAAGAGGGTAGGGGAGTGACTATCATGACTCCAGCAGCCTCTGAACGTGGTGATGCAACAAGATCTTCTAGAACTTCTAAGTCTAGACACCAAAACGCTATACATACGATTAAAAAATAATGACTGTGTTCTTAAGCAAAGAATTAGATAGCTATATAAATCAGTACGCTGATTCTAATCCAATATGGATAGCTGAACTTTCTAACGGAGAAACTGTTTACCAAGACGACGGTAGACCTAATGTTGAACCCGAAAGTGGCTGGCTTAGAATGAAGCAATACTGTGAAGAAAATAACTTGCATATAGAAAGTATGAAAGTCAGAAACCGTTCTCATGTAGAAGATATTGGTTCTGGATATGACGGTTATTTTTTTTGCAAAGGAGCTGGAGCTTTACTATTTCAAGATCTAACAGTTCATACATTTAATATAGGTCATGTTGAAAATGGCAAACTACATGTAAGAACTTGGAGACTTCCTGAATTGATTCCAGAGCGTTTTGAAGAGAGGAGCCTTTACGATGCTCCTTATGAATGTTTGATTACGAAGAAAGGCACATTGGATGAACAAAAATTACAAGCACAAGACAACAGGACAAGCATGTAATGCCGCTCAATACATTGCTGAAATGGTTTGCCTCAGAGAAGCTGAAAAACAAAGGGTCGGTAGACCAGCTTATGCCTTATGGAATACTGATAAATGGCAAAAGAAATTTAAAAGCCAAGTAACCAAAGCTTACACTCTTCTCAAAAAATATAGCGATAAAGCTATTATCAATGCCTTGAACTCTTACAAAGGCAAAAACATATATTCTCTGCGTGTCAAATTCCTTGAACCTATAATTAAAAAGGAACAAGAGTCTATTGACAAGCTAGAGGCGACAGAAATAAAAGAAGTTAAGTACGAAGACAATACTATGCAAAAGCCAAGAAAGAGTTTTGGTAAGAAAAGTTTGTTTTCTAAACTGGAGAATCTGGACAATGAGTGACGCAGCATTAAAAACCATTACTAAAAAATACGGAAATATATTAGTGAATGGAGCTGATGTATTTGAAGAACTGCAAGACATGCAGGTTATTCCTGTAAGTCCATCTCTCGACTACGCTCTTGGTGGTGGCTTTCGAGAGGGAACTTGGATTCAGATGATTGGAGATCCAAAGTCTGGAAAAACAACCACAGCTTTACAATTCGCTGCGAACTGTCAGAAAAAAGAGTATGGAGAAAGACCCATATTTTATGTGAATGTAGAAGGCAGGTTAAGCACGAAGAACTTTGAAGGAGTTCATGGCTTAGATGCTAGTAAGATCACTGTAGTACAGTCTGAAACAGAAACCCTTAGTGCAGAAAAGTATCTAGGTGCTATAGAAAAGATAGTAAAGGCCCATCCTAACTGTGTAGTCATTATTGATTCAATATCTAGCTTCATAGCACAGAAAGACTTAGACGAAGAAGTAAGAGGCGATTACAGGCCGGGAGTTCCCAAGATACTGTCTAACTTCTGCAAGAAGATGAGCAGTGTGGTTCCCAAACAAAGAGCTATCATTATCATGATTACACACTTTATTGCTAATACTGGCGGCATGGGAAAGAAAAAAGTGGCCGATGGTGGCGTAAAGGTTCGCTATCAAGCAGATACGATATTGGAAATTGCTTGGATTCAAGCATGGAAAGAAAAGAGTGACGGAAGACAAATCGGACAAGCACTGCATTGGAAAGTAGTCACTTCTGCTCTTGGGGGATTTGTAGGAGCCGAAGCTATTGGATGGCTTCGGTATGGAACAGGTATTGATTACAAGCAAGAACTGTTCGATCAAGCAAACGACTTCGATTTGATTTCCGCAGCCGGAGCTTGGTACACATGCGATTTTTTAGTCGATGATCCGAAGCTTATAAAAAAACTTTTGGAGGCCGAAGGAATCGAAAAAGATGATGAAGAAAAAATTACTAAGTTGGTCAAGTTTCAAGGTCAGCAAAGACTCAGAGCTTTTCTTGATGAACACGACTTATGGCCTGCTTTACAAAACTCATTGAAGGAAATGTTGTTTTGAAAGCTATAGGCTTTGATGGCCGAGAAAGAAATTGGAACCTATCAAAATGCGTAGTTTCAGGAGATCAGACAAGACCTCGAAGCAAATTGCATATTTTAGCAAGAAAATTACTCCGTGAGCAGTTTCCTTATGATACAATCCTTGAGGAAGTGCCGCTTGTCGGCTCACATAAGCCATCAAGAAAATCTACTCTGTATGTTGATTTCTTGATACCGTCACATTCTTTGGCGGTAGAAGTACACGGGCGACAGCATTTTGAATTTGTCGCCCATTTTCATGGCAATAGACAAGGTTTCAGAAAGTCAAAAGCTAGAGATAGAGATAAGGGAAATTGGCTTTACAACAATGATATACAACTTGTTATTTTGAGTTATTCAGGAACAGAAGATGAATGGCGAGAATCAATTATCAATAGATAGACTAGAAGAGTTTGTAGGTAAATTAGATGGATACATGTCTGACGTTATTCATGTAGAACCAAACCCTGAAGTCGAAAAAATACTGTCACTTACAGCATTTGAACTTAAGTCCTTAACTTCAGAAGAGTGCTGTGAAAAAGCTTACGCCATATACAATTATTGCAACTTCCTACAAAAGAAGCACAACAAAGAAGTTGCTAAATCTAAATGGTGTGAAGAATTTATAAACTATGCGGTATCAAAAGTTTCAAATCAATTTGATAAGTATACTAAATGGGAAGTTAAAGTGAACTCTGTTATAAGAGAAGACGACTTCGTACAAAAAGTATGGCGTGTCAAAAGAGTAATTGATGGGAATGTAACTTCTTCATCAGATATTATAAGAGACATCAGAAAACAGGCAGACACACTACTTGAGTTAAGCAGAAGAAAGTATAGTAGGAACTAATTATGTCACCTTTAGAACTAATAAAAAATGGAATCATAGAAAATGATCTTGAAAAAATTGCTCAAGGCTATAATGCCCTCACGGGAGAAAACATCTCACCAATCACAGCAGATGAACCAGCCGGAGAAACAGCAGGATCAGAAGACGCAGGCTCAGACAAAATGCCATCGTCGTCAGTGCGGGTGCGGTCGGAAATAGAAGATTTCGCAATAAAGCGGGACAACCTTCCTGCTGGAAAGCATGGAAGAAAAGAACCGATAAAAGTTGGAGAAAATCAATTTGTAGACGATGGAAGCGAAGCTACAGGGAAAGAATTTGAAACTCCAGATATTGCTCCAACCCCTCGTAGAAAACCAGTAAAAATGGTTGAAGTAGTTTGCAACACTTGTGGAAAAAAAGAGGAGATAAATCCAGCTTATAAAGCTGGAACCTATCATCGGTGTTCGAGGTGCGTAGGTTAATGGACAAAATAAATGATGTAACAGCAGAAAAATCTGTAATCGCAGGTTTGATACAGCATGGGCAAGATGCCTTTGATGATGTTGATGGCATCCTTACGGCTAACTCTTTCACACAAGAAGAAAACCAAATTATGTGGAGCTGTTTAGAACAGCTCTTCAAAGACTCAACAACTGTCGATTTACCAACGCTTTATGGCGCTTCCAAAGTTTTAAGTTTAGACGAGCAATTTTCTAAGAAAAGTTTAAAAGACTATTTCAAAAAACTAAGCGCCACGACTATTGAAAAATCAAATGTCAATCATCAAGCTGCAACTGTCGCGAAATTGGAAGTAGCTAGAGAAGTCTACCGATGCTCTTTGATGGTTCAACAAAATATACTAGAAGTAAAGAGCGACAAGTCTATCTCTGAAATTCTGGCTATTGGAGAAGAGCCTTTTTATGGTCTTGCAGACACACTTCAAAATCGCGGTGGTAATGAACCAGTAGATATATTTCAAGATATTGATGAGCATATAGACGACTTAATAGAAAACCCATGTGAAATGATGGGTGTAAGCACGGGCTTTTCAAGATACGATAAGATGATAGGAGGAGGACTTAGACAAGGAAACGTAGACCTCATAGGAGCCAGAACAAAAGTTGGTAAAAGTTTTTTCGCAGACACGGTTGCTCTGCATGTAGCTGGAAAACTAAATATTCCAGTTTTGGTACTAGACACCGAGATGCAACAAAAAGATCATGTGTACAGAATATTAGCTAGTATTAGCGATGTCCAAACTAATGAAATATCAACAGGTCAATTTTCAAAATCAAAAGCAAAAATAGAGAGAGTAAAACAGGCTGCTGAAACCCTCAAGAAGATGCCGTACAAATACTCTCCAGTAGCCGGTATTCCAATCCAAGAAATTGTATCTATCATCAGACGTTGGGTTAAAAGAGTTGTTGGTAGAGATGAAAATGGAAATACAAATCCTTGTCTTGTTGTCTATGATTATTTGAAGCTAGGCGGTTCATCAGAAATGAAAGGCAATGAACAGCCACATATAGCTTTGGGTTTCAAAATGCAAGAATTGGTTAATGTCTCAATAAAAGAAAACGTCTCAGTTCTCTCTTTTGTTCAATTAAATAGAGAAGGGATTACTAGGGAAGGCGAAGACGTTATAGCGGGTTCTGATGATATTGCTCGATATTGTAGTAGCTTCTGCCTATTCAAGAAAAAATCAGAAGAAGAAGTTGCTGAAGATGGTGGAGAAAGCGGAAACAGAAAGCTTAAACCTATTCTGCACAGACATGGCGGAGGATTAGAAGAAGATTTTGATTATGTTAATATGAATTTGATTGGCGAATATGGAAAGCTAGTTGAAGGGTTTACCAAATCTGAATACATACTCGCTAATAAAAAAGAAAAAGAAGGTTTTGATAACGAAGTCAATGACAACGAAGAAGGCTTTGTAGTTGAAGAAGATATTGATCCGGAGAAGCCGTTTTGAAAAGATTGTCTGGAAAAGAACTTAAGGTTCTTGGTGACAAGATTGCGTTGAATATAGTACCAGTGCTTGCACACTTTGGAATAGAGGTTCAGATATTTGATGACTATGTAACATGTCCATGTCCAATACATGGTGGTGATTGCCCCACAGGATGGACAATGACAACAGATGCAGACAATCCTTACTTAGGGATATGGGTCTGTTGGACAGAACATTGTGAGCAAGAGATAGATAAGACCACTGGCAAGAAAAAGTATGTAAACAATCCCATAGGTCTTATAAGAGCTTTATTATCTAATAAATACGACAGGGAAGATATTCCTTTCGCAGATGCCGTTTCATTTGCAATGAAGCTGGTTGAAACTAACTTTGAAGATTTAAATAAAGGCTCTTCCAAAGTAGACTTTACGAAGAAAAGCCTATCAAACGCTGAAAGAAACTTTAAGAGACGAGAACAAAACAAGAAACTTGGACACCCAAGAAACAAAGTCAGGCAGTCCTTGTTGCGGCCAGCTAAATACTTTTTGAATAGAGGATACAGCGAGGAAGTTCTTGACGCTTTTGATGTTGGAGTTTCTCGAAATACAAAAGGCGTTATGAGAAAAAGAGTCATAGTGCCGGTTTATGACGACGAGGGGGAAGTAATGGTTGGCTATCTTGGAAGATGGCCTTCTGAAGAATACGAAGATTATGAACAACCTAAGTGGAGATTCTCCAAAAAGTTTTATTCTGGAGCTTGGCTTTATGGTTATCATATCGCTAAAGGGTATATCGAAGACACAAAGATTGTAGTTTTAGTTGAAGGGCAAGGGGATGTTTGGCGATTGTGGGAATCTGGAATCAAAAATTCTGTTGGAATGTTTGGTTGCAGTATAACTGATACTCAGCTGAGAATACTTGAAAATTCTACTGCTGAAAAAATTGCTTTGATATGTGATAACGATAAAGCTGGACAAAAGGCAAGAATATCTATCAGAAAAAAGTGTGAGGGTAAACTTGAAGTAGTGGATATAATGATTGAATCAAAGGATATTGGAGAAATGTCCACCATAGAGATAGAACAAAAAATAAAACCTCAGATTGAAGGGTTGTATAATGACTAAAATACTAGGATTCTCTGGTGCAAAACAAAGTGGAAAGAGTACATGCTGCAAGTTTATACATGGATACCAATTGAGACTGAATGATGTTGTCAAGAAATTTTTTATGGACGAAGAAGGTTCTCTTCTGGTAAACGCCACGCAGATAGATGAACACGGAAATGAAGTAGAGGGATTGGGAGTTCTTGACATTGAGAGACAAGATGAAGAATTCGTAGAATATGCCTCACAAGTAATATGGCCTTATGTCAGATCGTTTAGCTTTGCCGACCCACTAAAAATAATAGCTGTTAATTTATTTGGATTAAAAGAAGAGCAATGTTATGGCTCAGATGAAGATAAGAATACTCCTGTTAATATTAAATGGGAAGATATGCCGAACGTTATAAACGCCTCTGGTTTTATGACAGCAAGAGAATTCTTACAGTATTTTGGCACAGATGTCTGTAGACGTATAAAACCGGATATTTGGACAAGCTCTTGCTTGGAGAGAATACTTTCAAGCGGCACTGAGTTTGCCATTGTTCCCGATGTAAGATTCCCTAACGAAGTTGAAGCAATACAAAAAGCTGGAGGAAAAGTAATCAGACTTACCAGAAAGCCTTTTGAAGATGCTCATTCAAGCGAAACATCTTTAGATGCTAAAGAGGAAATATTTGACCATATATTAGACAATAGTGAAAAGGATCTTCACGAAACTAACTTAGCTCTTATGGAAGTATTAAAGGATTGGGGATGGCTAACAACAAAATCATAAGTATACCTTGGGATGACAGGATGGTCACTCGCGCTCAGAAGAAAGCGAAGAGTCTTGGAAGAATAAGGAACTCAATACTGAGAGGTGGTGGTAATGCCGCTGGTTACTTAGGAGAGGAAGCTGTAGCATCTTATATTGGAGCAGAAATAACTAGCTGCAATAAAGGCTCAGATAAATATGACTACGACATCATAGCTAAGGATGGCCGTAGGGTAGAAATAAAAACAAAAAGAAGAACAGTTTATCCACAGGAACACTTTGATGTATCCGTCGCTAAAACGAGTGTTCATCAAAGACCTGATTTGTATATTTTTGTAAGTATTGAATTTGCTAGGATGACGATGGAAAACGGAAGGCGTGCCTATCGTAACATCAAAAGTATTTGCATCTTGGGGCAGGCAGAGCCTGAAGATTTTTTTGCGAGAGCCAAAATTTGGCGAGAAGGCGATATTGATAGTAGAAATGGTTTTAAAACACATGTAGATATGTATAACTTGCCTATATCAGAAATAGATCCGTTAGATGATAGTTTGTTACCACAGAAGCAGTAGTCTTGGAACTTTGGAATTTTGTCAGCAAAAGTATTTTTTGCAGTACAATCTTTCGTTCAAAGATAAAACTAATGCAAAAGCCTTGATGGGTACTATTACTCATAAAGTTATGCAAACTCTTGGAGACAAGAAAGTTGCAATGAATAAAGGTTTTGACATCGTAGAAGATGAGGAAACCGGAAGAAACCTGACTCTAGAAGAGTGCGACGATCTTGAGCTTTTGAATAACATAGCTTTTGATTATTTCACAAATGCTTTTCCAGAAGTTAATATTGGAGAAAAAGAAAAGAGGCAATGTCTTCGTTGGGCAGAGAAGGCAGTAGCATACCAAGACGGATTGCTAGACCCTAGAAATCAAAATGTATTTGCTACCGAGTTGTTTTTTGACATAGAGATAAAAAAGCCTTGGGCAAAATATAAGTATGAGTTTGAAGACCAGACGATTGAAGGATACCTGTCAATCAAAGGCACTGTAGACCTAATCCTTAAACAGGGAGAAGGCTACTATGAGATACTAGATTACAAAACCGGAAAACGGCTAGACTGGGCGACCGGAGAAGAGAAGACTTACGAAAAGCTACAGAAAGACACGCAGCTACTTCTTTACTACTACGCTCTTAAAAATATGTATCCAGAAAGAGAATTCTCAGTAAGCATATATTACATCAATGCTGGCGGATTGTTTTCAATGGTATTTGACGAAAGCGATTATGAAAAAGCTGAATCCATACTAAGGAAAAAATTTGAGCAGATAAGAGACATTCAACAGCCTAAACTTCTTTCTAATGAAAACAGACACTGGAAGTGTCAAAAGCTTTGCAAGTTCAGCGGCGAATATGAAGACTCAGGCAAGAGTATATGTCAACATATAAGAGACGAAGTTAAAGAAAAAGGCGTAGTCAAAGTCGTTGAAGAGTACGGAAAAATTGAAAAGATCGCCACTTATGGAGATGGCGGCGGAAGATTAGCAGAAGATAATAAAAAATGAGTTGGACACCTTTACACTTACATACACACTACAGTCTTTTAGATGGTCTTAGTAAGCCCTCACAGGTCGCTGAGCGATGTTCTAATCTAGGCTATACCTCCTGCGCCTTAACCGACCACGGTACTATATCAGGCGCTGTGGCCTTTACACAGGCAATGAAGAAAAAGAATATCAAACCTATTCTTGGGTGTGAGTTTTACCTAAGCCAGCAAGAT